TCTTTCCCTACACGACGCTCTTCCGATCTCTACCCTTATGGGACCGCCGAGCATTTTCGCAATGATATTCAGAGGAAATGGCGTGGCGACAGAACGCATAATCGCTCTGGTAGAACTGCTGAAAATGCTGACAGACGACAGCGAATTCGTTGAGGAGGTAACCGAAAATGAAGAAAAAGAAGGCTCTTGATGTTTTATATATCGTCTTCCACATATTAAACATAATCTTTTGTGTGTGCGCCTTCACATTTTGTTTGTTTGTTTGCATCGCATCTTTAACGGAAGGCAGAATGTGGCCCGAAGGCGTGATATGGCTTTCACTTTGCGTTGTTATCGTCTGGACAGGCATCAGAGATATAAAACTCTACATAAGAGACAAAGGCAGAGAAAACAAAATAACATTACCTGCACCGTTCGGAACGCGTATATATTTTGTACCAAAAGAGAGAAACCAGGTGGAATGCGGAGAAATCATCGGTGGCGCCGATGACGGTAAACAAGTCTATATGATTTTAGAGAGACGGTTCCCACTCGATGAAGGCTTGCCCGATGTGATCAAGGTTGCAACGAACAGCACATTCTTTTATAACTACGAGGAAGCAAACGCGCACCTTGCTGATTTGATGCCGAAGATAACTGCTGCAGAAGCAGCGAAAAGAATATCAGAAGCAGCATACAAAGCAGGCGAAACGATGAACGATGCTTCCCGAGCACAGGCAGAAATCATAAAAGCAATGAAGGAGGCGCAGGGATATGCAGAGAATTGAAACGACAATAGCCCTGCTCCGCGACCTGGCGAACACTGAACCCCGGGAAGGATATAAGATAGCGCTCGAAAACGCAGCTAACCTGCTTGAAGGTAATCCAACACCGGAAATGCTCGCCGAAGTCAAAGAGATAGTGGTACATCTTATGCCGGGACTCGTTCAGACGGTTACTGATTTTGTGAACGGCATAAAAGAACTGCTTAACGACTCGGACTTTCAAATGGGCTTCGTAGAAATGTTGGCAAGAAGGACATTGTGCGATGATGTCATAGAGGAGTCCTTGGATAACGAGGAGCATAGCGATGAATAGCCTCAAGAAGCGGCAGAAGGAAATGCTGCACGCTTCCTTAAAGAAGCTATTAAACGATCCGCTGGCGCCGTTACGCAGGGAGAGCACGGATAACATCGTTGCAACCATCAACACCCTGCTGCAGATCCTCAACGAACGCGGCGACAGCGCCGCAATCGTCAACTGGGATGAGCGCGGCAAAAAACTCGGTCTTATAAGGACCATCGGAAGCACTCACTACTTCATGCAGGAGAGTCGCTCTGAAAAGCAGGAATGACAGACAAGGAGGTTCAGAATGACATCAGAGGAACAAAAACACCAGCGAAATATATTGAGGTCTTATCTGTCCCGGTACCGGAAAGCGAAGAACCGCGTCAATAAACTGCGCCGGCGCAGAGAGGACTTCATTGAGGATATGAAATATCCCCTCGGAGCTCAGTCGTATTCCGGGCTTCCGAGAAGCAGCGCACCGAACGACGGCGCAGCAACCTATGTGTTCCGTCTCTGTGAGATTGAAGAACGAATCATAGAGCAGGAGAAGAACGCAAACAGCATCATGCTTCAGATTATGGACATAATGGACTTTTTGCCTGAGGACAGCGAGAGCCGCTGCGTTATGGAGATGAAGTACATTGACGGCCAGAGCGAGAAACAGATAATGGCTGCGCAGTTTTATAGCAGCCGCACCACCGTTGCAAAATACATAAGCGCCGGGCTCGATGAACTGCTCACATACAAAAAAATTCAAAGCATCATAAGCCGTTACGAAAAAAAGATGGAGGATATCAACTATGAATGCTCTTGGTAATAGCAAGCAAAAAAGGATGACCGTTCAGCAGCGCGAGGCGGCAGAGAAAATCTACCGTGCAGCATACAAGAAGGACATCATGCACGCCGAACGGAATGCGCAGTTCTTTATGACAATCGCAATGCTCAAAACCCTTGAGGACTTCTACCACTTCGGAGAGAAGCGGCGGTCTGATTTTATGGCGCAGTTTGCAGCGACAGCGAATGCGATCGGCGACTTCCTGCTCTCCAACAAATGCACGGAAGGCGACTCGGATATTGAAGTCTACGACCGCGACGGTAACCTTGAACGCTTCCAGCAGTGGGCGGATTATTATGGTATCCCGTTCGACGAAGAATGGTGCGATTATTTTAGTTAATTAACGGAGGAACCTACGATGACAGGAAACGAATATCAACAACTCGCTATGAGAACCAATGACGGATTGTGCCAAAAGAGGCTGATGGACAGCATTGACAAGAGCTCAATGTCTGAATACTTGAAAAATGTTCCGGAACACAAAATTGCCGACCTTATCAACGGAACACTCGGTATCTGCGGCGAAGCAGGAGAGGCAATTGAAATCGTAAAAAAAGCAGTCTTCCACGGACATGCGCTGAAGGTTGACCAGTTAAAGAAGGAGCTCGGCGATATACTCTGGTATGTGGCAATGTGCTGCAACGCCATCGGAACAGACATGGAAACCGTCATGCAAATCAATCTTGTAAAACTGCAGGAACGGTACCCGGAAGGGTTCTCGGAGCAGGCAAGCCAGAGCCGGAAGGAGGAAGCGTAATGAGTGCTGAATACACGGCATTATCTGCAAAGCGCGACTTTGATGCTGCGGAGAAGACTCTGAAGCCTTACCGAACCGCCCGAGAATACATTCTCAATGCAAAAGCAGATTACATAAAGAAAAAGACGAAAGCACGCTCCAGGAAAAAGGCTCTCGAAAACACCTTCGCCGACCTGGAACATACGACTTCAATGAAGACGGTATCCGGGAAGCATATGGCTATGAGACAATCACCGAAAACGAATACTATCGTTTGATAGATATGCTCGAAGCGTACCAGAGCCAGAAAGAAAAGGACAAAAACGCCGTCTTTAGCGATGATGTCACCAAGGTATTTGATATTGCCATCGGAGCCGTAAACCAGGAATTAAATAAAATCATTTCAAAACAGGAAGAAGCCCGGTGCCAATACAACGAAGCGCTGCGGAGGCTCGAGGAAGAAACCGGTGCGAATTATTCAGAAAAAAGACTGTAAAGGAGGTTTTTTATTTGACTACTGAAGAAGCATTACAGGAATTAAAAGCGAGCATTGTCGGACAAGGATTTCAATGCCATCCCGAAACATACAAAGAAGCAATATCTGCTCTTGAAAAGCAAATACCGAAACGGTTGACAAGCCGTCAAAAAAACCGCACAAGAGTGTCAGGGAAGTGTCCAACCTGCGGAAGGAACTTCTCGCTTGAATCAATTATTTATTACAGGCAGAATACGAAGCACTGCCCGAACTGCGGACAGGCGATAGATTGGAGTGAAGAATCATGAGCTGTGAATACTGCCAAGGCAAAAAACCGCTGACCGACAAAGTCTACGATGACGGTTCCAAATTCGATGACCAAAGACATATGGGAATTGAAAAAATGGGAAAATTTTCTGTCATATGCGCTGAAATCAAAGCAAGCTTCTTTGATAACTGGGAGGCAATCAGGAAGGTGTTCGGTCTTGCAGAAAACCTCGGAGCTTTTAACAAATATTGTACAGTTATTAATTACTGCCCGAAATGTGGAGAGCGCCTCAACGATGAAGCACCGCCGCTCATCAGACTGCCTGACCTGAAGGAAGGTCAAGATGTCTACGTCGTAGATAAGGCTTTCGGAGCCAGCAAAATCAAAAAACTGCAGGTTGAGAGTTTCAGCATCAGATACGGTGTACTCTTGGTTCACTTGTTTGCGCACGGTTTCAACTGGGCGATTCGCCCGGAAGACATCGGAACCACCGCCTTCCTTAATATTTATGATGCAGAAGAAAAAGCGAAGGAGATATGACTTTATGAAAATTATATACGCATTAGCCCTGCTGGCGTTCATCGGCGCCATCGGCTTCACCGCCTTCATCGGTCTTTGCATTATATCCGACTGGTTCCACGAGGACGGACCGAACAGTTACTACGACGGATGGTTTGATGGAGGCGATGAAAAATGAATGCAGTTTTAATTAGCATTAAACCAGAATACTGTCAATTGATAGCAGCAGGCGAAAAAAAGATTGAGGTCAGAAAATCAAGACCGAAATTGGAAACGCCGTTTAAGTGCTATATTTATTGCACCAAAGGTAAACCGATTTTGGGGCGTGGCGTTTGGAAAAACGCTAACGGTGAAGTTAAGGATTTAACCGTTTGCGAAGACTATGATTTTGATATTTATAACAAGGATTCCCTATTCAAAGCAAATGGCAAGGTTATCGGCGAGTTCGTTTGCGACTACATTTCAGAGTTCTTTCCCGAAAGATACCCGTTTAATGAAGACGGGACCTGTCTTACACCGCTTCAAATAATGGACTATGCAAACGGCAAAAAAGCGTATGGTTGGCACATTTCCGACCTTGTTATATATGACAAGCCGAAGGAGTTATGCGAGTTTTTTACCGTCGATAAAGCTACCGTCAAAAAGTGCATATTCAGGCATCGAGATATTATAAATCCAGATTATACAAATGGCGGAATTCTTAAAGGCGGATACTCTTGCTTTTCAAAAACGATGGAAACAAACTTTTGCAGACCTTATGAAAATGAGTATTGTGAATGTCTAAAAGTTTTAACTCGCCCACCGCAGTCGTGGTGTTATTGCGAGGAGGTAAACGATGATAGATAAATCATACGAACTGTACATACCCGTTTGCGATGGCTGCGGCGAAACGCTTGAGGAGTGTTATACCTTTGAAGGCGCCGTAGATGAAGCCAAAGCAAACGGATGGAAAATCACAAAAGACGGCGACGAATGGCTGCACATCTGCCCGGACTGCCTTGAACATATACAAAAGGAGTGGAATGGACGATGAAGCCGGAACGCGAACAATGCAAGGTAAACGGAAAAATAAAGACAGGGTACATATGCCCTGTCTGCGGTAACCCGATTAACTCATACGAGGACCGCTATAAATGCCGGTATTGCCGCCAGCCGCTGGAGTGGCCGCCGAGAAAACGCAAAGGAGGAAAAAGACGATGAATGTAAAGCCTGTCGGCGCCCGTGTCCTCGTTTTCTTTAAAACTGAGGAAAAGACACAGGCAGGACTGATACTCGCAAAATCAGCCCAGGAGAAGCCCGAATTCTGCACCATCCTCGCAGTCGGTGACGGCGTGGAAAACAAAGAGCTGCAGATCGGCACAAAAATCATGATACACCGCTATGCTGGGACCGACATTGAGTACGACGGTATCCAGGCATCGCTGGTCAAGGAATCAGATGTCATTGCCATCGTGGAGGAGGAATAAGACAATGCAATATTGGAAAGTAAACTTCAGCGGATACGCCATCGTCAAGGCTCCGGATGCTGAACAAGCAGAAGAAATCTTCTGGGATGACCGCGAAGAAGAAAAAGAAATAACTTGCGATAGCGTTGAGCAAGTAAACAACGACTCATTGATGTTATTATTAAGCAATTTAAATAATTAAGGAGTAAAATACTATGGGAATGAGAAAATACAAGAGAGCAATCGCCAGAAAGCGAATGGAAAAGGAAGGTATCAGAAGAATAAATCGTAAAACACGACTCCATAAGAACGCATCCCCCGGCAAAAGCTACTTTGCGGAGAACTGGCGAGAATATGCATAAAAAAAGCCTGCTGCTGCAGGCTTTTACTTTTTCATTCGTCTTCGTATTTTACGATGTTATCAATCACCAGTCGCCTGCACCAATCGGTCGGAGCACGCGAGCCGCTGTCCCAGTTTTCAATAGTGCGCCTGGGAATACCGAAAGCAGCCGACAGCTGCGCCTGAGTCCACCCCTTCGCCTTCCGGGCTTCCTTGACCGTCTCGTACTCCTCGTGCTCCTCGATGGGCTCACCCTTTTCAATAGCAGCGACCAGGAGCCGCTCAAGCCAGGGACTGCACTTGCGGCGCCCTTCCTCGTAGAACTGCAGCGTAAGCAACGGAACGCCCAGCAGGTTGCTCAATTTGACCTGCGACAGCCCAGAAACAACGCGCGCTTCTTTAATCGTCATTTTTTTTATCAACTCCTTTTTTATGCTTCATGCACGGCAAACAGCGTTTCGTAACCGTGCTTGTAAAGTTCTTTTGATTTGCTTTCAAATTCCTCATCGGAATAGCAGCAGTAACCGCAATCAAAGCGATCCTTCCTTAAACCGTGAACGGTTTGAAACAATCCACCGTAAATATAATGCTTTATACCGTAACGCTTCATCTTCGCCCTAATTTCTTTTGCCTTTTCTTTTGTCATGCCTTACACCTCATCCTTCTTCCATACATTTTAATTCAAATATTGCATCGTCCACCGTGGGATAACTTTCTTTTGCAAATTTCAGTTCAGCTTTAAACTTTCCGTTATTCAATGAAAAAATCCAATCCATTGCCGACTCAGATACCACATACTCGGCACCGTGAATATTTATATTAAACTTATCCATATTACACCTCGCATAAAATGATTGATTTTTGATAAAATTTGTGTTATAGTGGTCTTACGAGGAAGGAGCGTTTCCGCTCCCCCCTCTGCCAGGGTTTATTCCTTGGGTTTCATTGCCTTGCTTGGTTTTGGCTTCTTCAGCGTGATTTTAATGTCTACTTTGTCAACCGTGGCATTATCTTCAACCGCTTTTGCCAATTCCTTCAAGGCTTTACTTATCTTGTCCATTGGCTTTTCTCCTTTCATAAGATTTTTTATTATCATCACCTCCTCATTACATTTATAATTATAACATACAATGGGTGGAAAGTCAAGAGTTTTTTTGAAAAAATTCAATATTTTTTCAACTTTTTTTGCCGGGTTTTGCCCGGCTTTTTTTTATTGCTCCGAAAACAAGGCGATTTTTTATTCCGATTTTACATACAATGAACGGAAAATTGTACCCACTTTGAGTGAGTGGGAACGGAGTGGGAACACGAGTGGGAACATCTAAAAAGGGCGAAATTTCAAGGTTTTTTACTATTTTGTTCCCACTGTTCTCACTTTTTCAAAAATATATACTTCACATGAGCCGATTTTTTATGGAAAAAGCGAAAAATCACGCTAAAAAGTTGGTGTGTATTTTCGAGTGAGTGGGAACGGAGCGGGAAACACAGGCAAAGTGGCTTAAAATCAAGGCTTTTCACTGTTCCCACTAACGATCTACGAAAGTGGGAACACCCCTCTAAAACAGGCACCCCCCTATCAGAACCCCGCCCCCATAGGGTAGGCGTGCCATAGCGCACCAGAAATGTAACCCCTAAGATTTAACCCCCTCATATCAGGGCGTAGGGGGGAGACGAAAGTATGTAAGGTAACATACTAACCCCAGAGCCAGAGCTCACGGCAAAGGGCTGCCGGACAGCATCACAAAAGAATAGCACCCCACAAATAAAAGGGTGCCCCTACTAAATCGTGTACACAAATGTACATCCGAATGTGTTATGATTATAGCGTAGGAATATATGAAGCGAGCGGCAGTGCTCGCTTTTATTATTTATAGCACCCTCACAAGAGGGCGGCGCCCTGGCGCTGAATAAAAATATTTTTTTCACAACACACCAACAGAAGCCAGAGCGCACGCAGGAGAAACGATAGAAATCAGCACGGCACCCGTCCCGACCGGGAGCGGAAGCCGTAGGTACTACAGAAAGATACCTGAGATGCGGGGCGAGGAAAGCCCGAAGAATTTTTGCAAAAAATCAATTTAAAATTTTGCATTTCGTTACGCATAGGAGAGGAACCGGACCAAAATGAAGCAAGATGAAATGAAAATCGTGGTAAAGCCGCTCTCATTTTTGAAGCCGGCAGAATACAATCCGAGGAAGGACCTGCAGCCCGGGGATCCGGAGTGGGAAAAGATTGAACAGTCAATCAGCACCTTTGGATATGTTCAGCCGATACTCATCAATGCAGACGGTACCATTATAAGCGGACACCAGCGATTCAAGATTATGCAGCACCTCGGCTACGAAGAAGTGCAGTGTGTCATCGTTGACGTTGATAAAGAAACCGAAAAGGCAATGAACGTTGCCATGAATAAGATAGACGGCGACTGGGATAAGCAGAAGCTGCTCGATGTTCTTCTTGATTTAGACCTTAATAACATTGACCTTTCGCTCACCGGCTTTGAGCGTTCCGAGTTGGAACTGCTCCAGGAGGAGATGGATGCAATCAATATCAGCAGCGAGGCGGTAGACGACGACTACGATGCCGAGGCTGAATATGAAAGCATCTCGGAGCCGATGACACGCAGAGGCGATATCTGGGTAATCGGCGAGCACCGTCTGATGTGCGGTGACAGTACCGACGAGGGCGATGTTGAAGAACTGATGAACGGTAGCAGAGCTGACCTGCTTATCACGGATCCACCGTACAACGTAAACTACGGCGACAAAGCGGAGTACCTGGACGAATATCTGAACAAGGGACACCGCAACCAGCAGCACATCAAAAATGACAATATGGATGATGCGAGTTTTTATGCATTTCTCCGCGCAGCATTTGAAGCAGCGGAAGGAGCGATGCGCGAGGGAGCCGGAGCGTATGTCTTCCACAGCGAGAACGAGGGCATAAATTTCCGAATGGCCTTCGCCGATGCAGGACTTAAGCAGTCGCAATGTCTTATCTGGGAAAAGAATTCCTTCGTCCTCGGTCGCCAGGATTACCATTGGCGGCACGAGCCTATTCTGTACGGCTGGAAGGAAGGCGCTGCACACTACTTCATAGATGACAGAACTCAGGATACCGTCATCGTTGAGGACGAGGTTGTGCTGGAGGACCTCACAAAGAAGGAATTGCTCGGAATCTTATATGAATTCAAGAGACAAAACGAAAATAAGACCTCCGTTATTTTTGAGAATAAGCCGATGAGGAACGCGGAGCACCCGACCATGAAGCCGATATCTCTGATCGGCAAGCTGATGTACAACAGCAGCAAGCCAAGGTGGAAGGTGCTTGACCTCTTCGGAGGCAGCGGCTCAACGTTGATGGCAGCGGAACAGCTGAGCCGGACGGCTTATCTGATGGAACTTGATGAAAAATTTTGTGATGTAATCGTCAACAGGTGGGTAGAATACACCGGCCGTGAAGATGATGTTTATAGAATTTCGCCTGACGGAAAGAAGCAGGCGCTTAATGAGATAAGAAGGTGAACACCAAAAAACAGATGGCTTCCTCTGACGATTTATTAAACAAACAAACAAACAACTCTTCTTCATTGGACGGTTACAACAAAGAGGAGGTGTATCTAAAATTGGATAAAAACGGAAACATTGACAACAGCAGCGGCAACTATTATAGAACCGAAGTAATTGCCCAGCTTTTCGGAGTCTCGGTCCGAAGGATACAACAGCTTACTCAGGACGGTGTTCTTCAGACGGTCAAGACCTCGAGCGGTCGGAAGTACGACCTCATTCCTACGATTCAGAAGTATGTCAAGTATCTGAGTGATAAGGCATACGGCCGGACAAAGACCTCTGGCAGAGAAAACGAATTGAAGGAACAGAAGATGGAGGCAGAAATCGCCTTGAAGCAAAGCCAGGGCGAGCTGCACCGAATAAAGACGGAGATAGTGGAAGGCAAGTACATTGACAAGAGCGAAGTACAACTGGACTATTGCCGCTTTTTTATGAATTTTAAGAAATTCACTCTCAGTATACCTTCAAGAATTACAGGCTATATCAACGGTCTGGTGGATCCAATGCAGGCCAGAACCATAGAGAGTGAACTGAATACCGAGGTAAACAATCTCTTGAATTCGTTCGTTGTAGCAGGTATAACGCCGGAGGATGTGATGAACGAGAAATGAGAAAACCAAGGAAAAAGGTATTCCGCAAATACGAGGTACCGAAATACATAAAAGATTGCATGGACACGCTGCTCCCCCCGGAGCAGATGTCCGTGTCGGAGTGGGCTGAAAAGTACAGAGTACTTGATGCCAAGACGGCAGCCATGCCGGGACCGTGGCGCAACAGCATGACTCCATACCTCGTAGGAATCATGGATGAATTCAACAATCCCGAAACCGAAGAAATAGCATTCATAAAGCCGACTCAGGTCGGCGGTACCGAATGTTTACATAACATGATTGGATACATCATCGCGCAGGATCCGTCTCCTGCGATGGTGGTATACCCGACGGAGCAGCTGGCAAAGTCAGTATCCGAAAACAGAATGCAGCCGATGTTTAAAGCATCTCGGCAGTTAGCGGAGAAGTACCACGAATACAACTCCACCGACCTTGAACTGCAATTTGACGATATGTATTTAAGCCTTGCCGGCTCAAACTCACCGACCAGCCTCGCTTCAAAACCAATAAAATATCTGTTTTTAGATGAGGTGGACAAATTTCCCGGTGCCTCAAAGAAAGAAGCAGATCCGATAAGCCTTGCGAAGGAAAGAACAAAAACCTTTCACAACAGCAAGGTTTTTATTACGTCAACACCAACGCTGAAGACCGGGCATATTTGGAAGGCGTTGGAGAACGCAGATATGGTCAAGCATTACTTTGTGCCATGTCCACACTGCGGAAAATACATTGAGTTAATATTTAAACAAATTAAATTCCCGAACGAAGAAGGCATGAGCTACGCGGACAGGGCGGAGCTCGCCTTTTATGTTTGCCAGGAGTGCGGCGGCGTTATAACTGATGCGCACAAAGGTCAGATGCTGCGGTACGGTAAATGGCAAACGGTGGAAACGCATACAAACTATGTCCGGAAAGTCGCCTTCTGGATGAACACGCTGTATTCACCGTTCGTGCGCTTCTCGGAAATTGCAAAAGAATTCCTGATGAGCAAGGACGACAGCGAAGCATTCCAGAATTTCACAAACTCATGGCTTGCGGAGCCCTGGGAGGACACGAACCTCAAGACAAACGCCGACTTGGTGCTTGAGAGACAAACAGACCTCCCGGAATTCACGGTACCAGATTGGGCGAAACTGCTGACCGGCGGCGTGGATGTACAGGAGAACTGCCTGTACTGGTCCATCAGAGCGTGGGGCGACTACATAACCAGCCAGAACATCGCACACGGACAGGCTTTTGATTTCGGTGAAATCGAAAACATAATGAATCTGCAGTACAAGAAGGAAGACGGAACGCCGATGGTGGTAGGCCTCGTGCTCATAGACTCCGGTAACGATGCAGACGCGGTGTATGATTTCTGCGCTTCAAATTCAGATTGGGCGCTACCGTGCAAAGGTACCTCGCATCCCACATTGAGCCATTACAAATTGAGCAAGGTAAATAAGACCGATAGCCGCGCCTACGGTATGAACCTTGTAATGGTGGATGGCGGCAAGTACAAAGACATGATTGCCGGAAGAATGAGGAAACCGAACGGCCGCGGCTCGTGGATGGTATACAACGACTGCGACCGCGAGTACGCGGAACAGGTAACCGCGGAGCACAAAGTCAATGTGAAAAGCGCAAACGGTACCGTAACGCAAAAATGGGAACTCAAAAGAAGCCACGCAGACAACCACTACTTGGACTGCGAGGTCTATGGTATGGCCGCCGCAGACATTCTCGGCGTAAGAACATTACACCTGGAACAACTGGAGCGGCAACCGCAAACAACTAAGTCAGAGAAGCAGGAGCAGTACAC